ATATGCCTGGCGCTGAGATGAAAGATGGAAAGCCTACCCGACTTTTACTTTCTCTTAGAGCTTGGGGCGCAACGTCCAAGGAAGACGCTAAAGCAAAGGCTAAAGCGATCTCTAAGAGGAATAAGAAATGAGAGCAAGGTCAGTCGGTGCAAATTTAACTGCTAATACGGCTACTACGCTGTTTACAGTTCCGACTGGCTATTACGCTAGGTGTGTACTTTTACACGCATCAAACAACGGCTCATCAAATAAGCACATAAGTTTCACTTGGTACGATTCAAGTGCAAGCGCAAGTATTCTAATTACCAATGAATACACCTTAACATCTAAATCAACTTATGCCGAGATTGATGTTAACCAGTATATTGTGATGGAAGAAGGCGACTATTTGACTGCTACATCAGAGTCAGGGTCTACCATTTCTGTCATTGCAACATTTGAAATCGAAGGGTCACAACGAGTATGACATACCTAGAATTAGTCAATGATGTACTCACTCGTTTGCGTGAGACTAATGTTTCTACTGTTTCAGAAACAACATATTCTGCTTTGATTGGCAAGTTTGTCAATGATGCCAAGCGACAAATTGAAGATTCCTACACTTGGAATTGCTTGTCTCAAACCATCACAGTAACTACTACTGGTGGCACACATTCATATTCTTTGACTGGTTCTGGTCAGAAGTTTCGTGTAATGGACTCCTTGAATACAACTAGCAATGTTGTGATGGATGACATTCCTTTTACCAGTATGAATCGCAAGTTGAACTTTGTGACTCCAGTTCAAGGAATCCCATCTGAGTACTGTTTTAATGGTGTAGATGGCAGTGGTGATACAAAGATTGACTTATATCCAATTCCTAATGGTGTCTTTACTATTTTGTTTGATGTGATCATTCCACAAGCGGCTTTGACTTCTGATAGCACTTCTGTCAAGGTTTTAGATTATTTGGTCACTCAGAGTGCTTATGCGCGTGCTTTGATTGAGCGTGGTGAAGATGGTGGTACTAGCTCTTCTGAGGCTTATGCGCTCTTTAGAGGTATGTTGTCTGATGCCATTGCAACAGAGAGCACACGTTATCCTGAAGAACAAGTATTTGAGGCAGTGTAATGGCAGCTCCACTACAAAGTAACAGTGTAAGCGCACCAGGCTTTTATGGTCTGAATACGCAAGACTCTCCATTGGATTTGTCTTCTGGCTTTGCTTTGGTTGCTTCTAATTGCGTGATTGACCAGTATGGACGTATTGGTGCTCGCAAGGGTTATACATTGGTTAATTCTTCATCTGGAAACCTTGGGTCTAACGATGTAACTGTTATCCATGAGTTAGTGCAGATTGATGGCACATTGACTGTGTTGTTTGCTGGCAACAATAAGTTGTTCAAACTTGGTACTTCCAATGCTGTAACTGAGTTGACCTATGGGGGTGGTGGTTCTGCTCCTACCATTAGTGCTAGTAACTGGCATTGTGCTTCTTTGAATGGAATCACTTATTTCTTCCAATCTGGACACGATCCATTGATTTACGACCCAGCGGTGAGTACTACCACTTATCGCAGAGTTTCTGAGAAGACTGGTTATGTAGGTACTGTTCCTCAAGCAAACATCTGTATTTCTGCTTTTGGTCGTTTGTGGGTTGCCAATACATCTACTAACAAAGTAACGATTACTTTCTCTGATCTGATTGCAGGTCATGTATGGGGGGGTGGTACTACTGGTACTTTAGATGTGTCTCGTGTATGGCCTAATGGTTCTGATGAGATCATGGGATTGGCGGCACACAATGATTTCTTGTTTATCTTTGGTAAACGACAGATTCTTGTTTACTCTGGTGCAACAACCCCTGCAACGCTCCAGTTAAGTGACACAGTAGGTTCTATTGGATGTATTGCTAGAGATTCTATTCAGAGTATTGGTACTGATGTAATTTTCTTGTCAGACTCTGGTGTTCGTTCATTGATGAGGACTATCCAAGAGAAGTCTGCTCCTTTGAGAGACATATCTAAGAATGTTCGTTCTGATTTAATTGGGTCTTTGGCTGTTGAGACATTGGCTAATTTGAAGTCTGTTTACTCAGAGAAGAATGCTTTTTATCTGTTGGTTTTGCCTACTTCAGCACAAGTCTATTGTTTTGATACAAAGATGCAATTGCAAGATGGGTCTAACAGAGTAACAAAGTGGGATTCCATCACTCCTAAGTCTTTGTATTCGCTTAGAAATGGTGATTTGTACATTGGTAAGACTGGATACATTGGTAAGTATGATGGTTACTTGGATAACACATCTACTTATCGGATGGCGTACTACACCAACCATGCTGATTTAGGCAATGAGAATCAGATCTCTGTTCTCAAGAGGATTAAGACAATCATTATTGGTGGCTCAAACCAAACTGTGACGATCAAGTGGGGATTTGACTTTGCCGCCAACTATCTGTCTGCAAATGCCAACATTGCTACACAATCTATTTCTGAGTATGGAATAGCTCAATATGGGGTTGCTCAGTATTCAAGTGGTGTGCTTATCAGAACATTGGATGTGAATGCTTCTGGCATGGGAAAGATTGTTCAAACTGGTTACGAAACTACAATTAACGGCACTCAATTATCAATTCAGAAGATTGAGATTCAATCTAAGAACGGGAAAACATCATGAGTAACTACACAAAAAGTACTAACTTTGCAACTAAAGACAATCTAACACCTGGTGATCCACTCAAGATTGTTCGTGGTACTGAGATTGATACTGAGTTCAATAACATTGCTACTGCTATTGCTACGAAGACAGACAATGCTTCTGCTGCGATAACTGGCGGAACTATCAACGATACAACCATTGGTGCAACTACTGCATCTACTGGTGCTTTCACGACTTTAGCGGCTTCTGGGAACGTAACCCTCTCTGGAGGTACTGCTAATGGTGTGCCTTATTTAAACGGCTCTAAGGTTGTTACAAGCGGTTCTGCGCTTACTTTTAGTGGTTCTGAACTTGGTGTTAATGCTACTAGTACAGATGCCTCAGTTTCTGTAAAAGCACTAACTAACGCATACGCATCTGTTTTGTCATTAGTCGCAAATGATAACAATGGTGCTCAATACAACAACATTAGTTCAAGCACTTCTGGTGGAACTGTACATTGGAGAATTGGCGGTGTTGCTGGAATTTCTCAAATGCCGTTTTCAATTGCTGGCTCAGAACAAATGCGCCTAACCAGCACAGGTCTGGGTATTGGTACAAGTAGTCCTACAATGCGCTTGAGTGTTCAAAACACAAGAAGCGATACCGCTGGTACTGGTTTCTTGGCATACACAGATTCAAGCACAGCTGGTATACGTGGACTCCGTACCAATACAAGTAATGCTTGGTGTTTTGACTACTACAACGGCTCTGCTTGGTGTGAACAGATGCAAATTGACTCAAGCGGTAACTTGCTGGTGGGGACTACAAGTGCTAGTTCTACTACTGGACTTGGTTGGAAAGTAAACAATACCGACACAAACAACGTTTTTACCGCTCAAGTTTTTACATCAACCACTTCTGCATACACAACACATCATTTATATTCAACAGGTGCTGGTGCTTATCGTTTTTACGTAAATGGTGCTGGTACTGTTTTTGCCACAAGCACAACCATTAGTGCAATTTCTGACAGACGTTTTAAAGAAAATGTGCGCGACTTAGATGCTGGTCTTGCTGAAGTCATGGCGTTGAAGCCTCGTTTGTATGACTGGAAAGAAGGCAAGGGCGCAAATATTAAAAACGCTCGTGGCTTTATTGCTCAAGAATTTGAGGAAGTATTCCCAGATTTAATTGACGAATGGAAAGACGCCGCACCTGAAGGTGAAGAGCCTTACAAATCTGTGCGTCAAGACTTGATCCCTGTTTTAATTAAAGCCATCCAAGAACAACAAGCAATCATTGAATCACTCAAGGCACGTTTGGATGCCGCAAATCTTTAAAAGGAAATATCATGGCTACATTTAACTGGTCGATCTCGACAATGGACAGAAACGTAGCAACAGGTTATGTTGACTGTGCCCACTGGAATTGCACAGCAGTAGACAGAGAACACTCTGCCTCTGCCTACGCAACAGTCTCATGGGCTGAAGGCACTCCTGCTATTCCCTACGAAAACCTCACAGAAGCCACAGTCCTTAATTGGGTGTGGGAGTCTGTTGACAAGGAATCGACAGAGACATCTTTGGCGGCTCAGATTGAGTTGAAGAAAAACCCTGTAAAAACTACTGGTACACCTTGGTAAGTTGAAAAGCACAAATCCCTAAAGTGGAGTAAGAATTATGGCAAGAATAAGAGAAAACAATTTTCTGATGAACTATGAAGATAGTGGAATGGGTGCTGTAGATATGTCTGCTTCTACAGAATCCAGAAACCCATCTCAGTCCATCATTGATGCTTTAAAGCAACAGATTCTTGCCCAAGGTACTAGCGATAAGTGGAAGGGTGGTATTAGTGCTGATAAAGCCGCTGAAGACATGGCTCGGATCATGGCTGGCATTGGTATTACTGACATCAATCAATTTGGCCCTGTAACCAAACAAGTTGAGTTATATATGGGTGAGGGTGTAGATGGCACTCCGATCTATCAAACTCAAGAAGAACAAACATTTGGTAACAAAGAAACAGGTCAAGCAGTTCCAGTTACTTATAGCGAACGTCAGACAGGTAATGCCTTTGGTGGTACTTTTGAAGGCAAGGGAAATACTGGTTACCGAGTAGAGTTTGATGCTCAAGGAAAGCCTTTGTTTTTTACAACTGGTGCTTCGAGTTCAGATGTTCCTAGTTGGGTAAAACCTGCCCTAATTGGTGCGGGTCTTTATTTTGGTCTTGGTGGCTTAGAGGGTCTATTTGGTGGTGCTGGTGGCGGTGCATTAGGTGGTGCAACTGCTGCTGAACTTGCTCAAGCTAATATGGCTTTAGGTGGTGTTGGTGGTAGTGCGGGGGCTGCTGAACTTGCGAGTGCTTTGGCTACTGGCGCACCTACTGTTGCTACAACTGCTTTAACAGGTGGCAGTGGGTTAATTACTGGTGCAAATGCTGGTATCACTGCCGAGTCAGTGGCGGCTAAATTAGCGGCTGATGCAGGTGCGGGTGGTTTGCTTTCAAGTGTTGCTCCTAGTCTTGCCGCAGTAGCTCCTGAAGTAGCGGCTGTAGCTCCTACTGTTGCTTCTACAGTTGCACCTGCTGTTGCTTCTGCTGTAACACCCGCTGTTGCACCAACAGTAGCCTCGACTGCTGGTGGCCTTTTAAGTTCTGCAATACCAGGCGCAGGTACTATTGGTGGTGCTTTGGCTTCTGGTGCTTTATCATCTTTAGGTGGTGCTTTGGGAGGTGCTGTGACTGGTGGATTAAACAATCTTATTTCTGGTGGTTTAGGAACTGTTGGCAACTTGCTTCAAATGCAACAATCAAGAGAAGCGGCTCAAAGAGCGCAAGCAATGATTGATGCTGAGACTGCTACCGCTAAACAAGCCGCACAGTTCCGTCCTGTTGGAATGACAACTAGATTTGGCACTTCTGAGTTTAAAGTTGATCCTACAACTGGTCAATTGGTTAGCGCAGGGTATACCTTAACGCCTGAAGCTAAAGCCCAACAAGATAGATTAGTTGCTTTACAGAACCAAGGATTGATTCAGGCTGAACAAGCACAAGCACAATTTGCTCCTTTGCAAACAGGCGCTCAATCTCTGTTTAACCTTGGTAATCAGTACTTGGCTCAAAGTCCTCAAGATGTTGCTCAGAATTACTTGAATCAACAGTTGGCTTTGTTGCAACCAGGCAGAGAGTTAGAGTTGGCTAATCTGCAAAACAGACTACAACAGCAAGGTCGTTCGGGTCTTTCTGTTGCCCAAGGTGGCTCTTATGGTGCTACAACTCCTGAGTTACAGGCTCTGTATAACGCTCGTGCAATGCAAGAGGCTCAATTGGCGGCTAATGCTCAACAAGCGGGTCAACAACAGGTTCAATTTGGTGCGGGATTACTTGGTCAAGGTGCTCAAACAATGGGTCAGTACTATGGTGGTCAGCAAGCGGCTTATGCGCCTTATACGACTGCTTCTGGACAGGTTCAAGGGCTTGAGGCTCTTGGTCAGCAACCCTTCACAATGGGCGCACAACTTGGTAAAGAAGCGGCTCAAGCGGGTGCAAGAGTTGGTGAATTGGGACTCGGCGGTGCTAGATTAAGTGCTGGTTTGGCTACAAGTGCTGATGCAACAAGAAACTTAGCGGCTCAAGGATTGATTGCGGCAGGTAATCCTAATGCGATGTTTGGCAATGCTATAGGGGGTCTACTCAGTGGTGGCGCACGAGCATTATTTAGCCAAACTCCTCTAGGTAGTTCTGGTTTTGGAACTGGTTTAGCCTATAGTAATCAAGACATGGGCTTGTATTTTTAAGGAGTCATCATGGCAGATAGTATGGTAGCGGGTCTTTTTGGTTTGACTCCTGAGATGTATCAAAACCAACTGTATCAGCAAGATTTGAAGCGTGGTTATGAGTTAGCCCAACTCTCTCCTGGTGCGGCGGCTCAAGCGGGTCTACAAGCTAGTGTTGGTCAACTTGGTCGTGGTGTGGCGGGTTTGATGGGTGTGGAAGACCCACAAATGAAGATAATCTCTGCTCGTCAACAGATTATTGGCAGACTTGATCAAACAAACCCTACATCAATGCTTGAAGGGGCTAAGATGCTTGCCCAAATGGGTGATCAACAAGGTGCTTTTGCTTTGGCAGACTATGCCCGTAAAGCGCAAAGTGAGATTGCTCAAGCCCAACAGCGTTTAGCAGCGGCTGGTCGTGAACGTCAACAAGCAGTCCCACCACAGCTTTTGATTTCCGACAGAATTGCCCAACTAAATACTGAATTAGATCTCTTAAGTCAACAACCAGCATCTCCAGAACGTGATGCCCAAATGAACTTAACAACTAGAAGACTTGAGGCTATTGAGAAACAAGTTGAGAAAGCGCCCAAAACAGTAGTTGTTGGAAATGCATTGGTAGATGCTGTTACTGGTGCAGAAATATATAAAGGCCCAGAAGCACAGAAATACTCAGAGTTTGCAAAAACATTGATCGATGCTGGTTTAACACCAGGCAGTGAGCCTTTCCAAAAACGTATGCTTGAATACGCAACTAAGAAGGTTGAAGGTGCTGGCAAAGGTACAGGCAATGTCACCATTGGTGGAATCAATGTTGATACTGGTGCGGCTGCTAAAAAGGCTAGTGAAATAATTGGTACTAATGTAGCCAACATTGAACAGCAATTCTCTTTGAAGACTGCATTTGATGATGCTATTAAAATTGTCAATCAAGGCATCTATGCTGGTGCGTATGGCCCTGAAAAGCAATTTGTTGCTAAGTTTACTGGTATTGGAAGCCCACAAAAGGTTGAAAACACTGAAGTATTCATGGCAAACATTGGTGAAATTGTTATTCCTAGATTGCAACAGTTCGGTGGTAATGACTCTAATGAAGAGTTGAAATATCTACAAAAAGTTGTTGCTGGCGATTTAAGGATGGAGCCAAAAGCAATGTTGCGTGTTTTAGAAAGTGCTGAGAGAAAAACAAGGAACAACATTGAGCGACTTCAGAAACAAGCAAGTTCTGCTGGTAAGAATGAGCCTTTATCAACAGCACCAATAAATGCACCTCTTGGTTCTCCTCAAAATCCCATCAAATTGAAGGATAAGTAATCATGCCTACCATTTATGAATACAAGGGTGTGTCTTATGAGTTGCCTGATGGCTTGACTGAGGATGCGGCACTTGCAAGAATTAAGAGTTCTTTGCAACCACAACCTGCTCAACCACCAGTTGCTCCTCCTTCATCTGGATTCTTGATGGGTTTAAAAGACCCAATCACTGGTGCGGCTCAATTGCTTCCTCGTGCTTTAGCGGGTATTACCAGTTTAGGCGGCACTACGCCTAATCCTGTCAGCCAATACTTCTCTGAAGAGGCAAAGCGTCTTGATGAGATGGCTAAAGCTGAAGAGCAAGCATATCAAGCTCAACGTGAGGCTCAAGGTGGCTCTGGCTTTGATGTGGCACGATTGGGTGGCAATATCCTAAACCCAGCTAGTTTACTACCTGCGGCTAGAGTTGCTCAATTAGCAAGGGCAAGAGGTGTATCTACTGTTGGACAAGCGGCAGCGGGTGGTGCTGTTAGTGGCGCTATGCAACCTGCTGTTGGAGAAGGTACTTTTGGCGAACAGAAGACTGAACAAGTTGCTTTGGGTGCAGTTACTGGCCCTATTGGTGAAAAAGTTGTTGCTGGTGCGGGTCGAGTACTTAACCCGTTAGTCTCTAAAGCAGAGCAAACCATGCGTGATCTTGGTATTACTCCAACTACAGGTCAAACTCTTGGTGGTCAATTTAAGACAATCGAAGAGTTCGCTCAAAACTTACCGCTAATTGGTTCAAGTATTGAGAATGCTAGACAGAGAGTATTGTTTGATTTTAACAAAGGTGTAATCAACAAAGCTCTCCAGAAGGTTAATGATAAGTTACCTGCTGATGTTGTTGGCAGAGATGCCATCGCTTATGCTTCTGATGAAGTATCTAAGAAATATGACGATGTTTTGTCGAAGATGTCATTTGACTTAAACTTTGCAACAACTAGCAATATTCTTGGTGCTTTGAGTAAGGCTAAGAGTTTGGATTCAAACCAAAGAGCGCAAATTACTGAAACATTGAATGACATTGTTTTTGGCAAGTTTGCTGGTCAAAAGATAGATGGTCAAACATACAAAGGCATTGAGAGTGATTTGCGTAAGAAAGCAAGCAACTATGCCAATAGCTCAACAGCTTCCGAACGTGAGGTTGGAGAGGCTTTAACAGATGTTCTTGGTGTTATCAAGAAAGAATTGTATTTCCAGAATCCAAAGCAAACATCTCAGTTGCGTAGGATAGATAGTGCATACAGTGATCTATCTATTATCAATGTAGCGGCTGCTAATTCTGGTGCAGACAATGGTGTTTTCACGCCAAAACAATTCAATACTGCTGTTCGCCAACAAGATCAAACAAGACGTAAAACTTCATTTGCTAAAGGTCGTGCTAAAGGACAAGAAATCTCCGATGC